CAGCACGTTGGCCTGTTCCAGTGTCAGTTCGATGCCGACATCAAACGGCAGGTCTTCAACATTGTCACTGCGCATGTTGAATTCCAGCACCTTCAGGCTTGTGGCACGCGCCTTATTGTCGAAATGATGAATCTTGAACAGATCGATCTGCTCCACCAGTCGGTCAGATTCCCACACCATGTGTGCGAACCGTGCGTTATCCGGTGCGCGGATGATGCCCATAGCCTTCTGATAAATCTCCCATGCGGATACGTTGCGCACTTGGTGAATGAAGTGAATCACCGGGTAGTCAAAGCCGATGTTATTGAAGCCCACCATGCGACAGCCGGTATGCGCCAAGGTATTCAACCATGTCAGAAAGAGTCGCGCGTCATTGCGCCACACACTGATCTCGAAATACCACTCACGCCCGGTCTCCGCATGAATGGCGTAACAGGTGAAGATGTTGGGGTATGTCTCGATGTCGAAACCCACATCACCGGGGGTTACGCCAAACAGGAAATCAGGGGTCATAGATGCCTCAGTATTTTTTACCGCCTTCTTTGATACGGTTTTCGGCTTTATGGTCAGCGCGTTGCTTATTATATTCCAGCTTTTCCTGCAGTGCGCCGCCAATGTCCAGCTGCAGGCCGCCGGCCATATCGAAGATGCGGATCATGGCGTCAGCCAGCTCCACTTCCAGACCTTTACGGTGCGGCAGCTTATCATCCATCAGGTCTTTACGATCCGCTTCCAGTGCCTCAGATAACTCGGAATGGATCAGGGCGATCAGTTCACCGTGGTTGCGCTGGATGGGCTGACCGGTGTGAGGATCATGCCACCATTGACGGTTGAGATCATGGATATCAGCAGCGATGTTGTTGATGAGTGATTTCATGTCATAGTCCTTGAAGAAAAAAAAGCCCTACATCACTGCAGGGCTGAAGAGGGGATCAGGAAAAGCTGGGTGCAATGCCGTTTGGCGGCAGCATCAGACCGTTTGCAATCAACTGCTCATCAGACCAGCCGGATGCATGATACTGCTCACGGGTCAGACCGTTGGCGGCTGCAGTCATCTGGTACTGTGGAGCCGCCGCTGGTGCTGGAGCCGCCGCTGGTGCTGGAGCCGCCGCTGGTGCTGGTGCACCTGATGCAACGTCACCGAACATACCCTCAACGGTCGGCTTACCATCCAGGCGACCCAGCTCACCTTCCTCACCGGTCAACATGACGCCGTTCAGACCGCAACCGACACCCTTGTTCACGGGCTGGTTGTAGACGAAGCTGTTCAGCGCAACCCAGACAATAGCACCGGCGAATGCATCAGCTTGGTTCATAACCGGGTTCATCTGACTATCAACCACATGCGGACGACTGTCGGCCTTCGCATTGGCGCTGATGATCCAGTAATTGTGCATGGTGGTGTCGTTCGGATACACCACTGCGCCGTCTTTCATGAACTGCTTACCATTGGCGGGGAAACCGTTCGGCCAGCCGTTCGCCTTCTCGGTGTCAATGATCTGCTGCACCTGCTGCACCTGCGGATCATCCTTGCGGATCAGGACGCTGGCGCTGTACTTAGGATCGTCACCGGGGTTCACACTGCGCGGGGTGAACAGGTGCGGATAGCTCAGAATACCTTTGACTTTGAATTGCATGGTTGTGTGCCTCTTCGTGTGGGTTACAGAAATGATGGTACATCGTCTGTTGTAGTTTGTACAACATCTTTGAACGGTAACTCAGACTTTTGACCACGTGCCACTTTGGTCAATTTCAGCTCACCCGCTTTGGTAGCGATGTACTGTTTCTCAATCTTCGCCTTCTGATCATCAGTCAGGTCGGGATGCTTCATGATCTGAGCCGGTGATGCCAACTTCGGGGGATAAATATCGTCACGCTTCAGGCGGCGAGCCTTGAGCATTTTGACGATCTCATCTTCCGATTCATTCCAGATGCGGCTGGAGCGACCCGGCTTCAGAGCGTAACCATCCACCTGTTCACCCTGCTCCAGTCGAGCAGTTAGCTCAGCCTTGACCCTGTCAAATGCGGCCTGGATACCGGCTTCAGCATCTGCCAGCTCAGTCAGGCGCTGAGTGTCGATTGATTCTACATCACCGATCACGTTCTCAATCAGTTCGAACAGGCTTTGACCGTCCTGTGCGACGATATCAGTGGTCATCTTGAGTACCTCCAGACTTTCTTCCGACTGCGCCGTGCAGTTCAGTTTGTGTTTACACCATGTGCAGTGCTTGCCCGATTTCAATGGGGCATCGGGATCATCGGTAGCCCATGCCGCTTTTGCCAGCTGTTCCAGATCGGTCAATACACCGCGCGGCATGACATCACTGTAACGGATCGGCGGCGTGGTCTTGGGTTGGACGATTGTCATCCTGCAGCCCTGCAGCCGCTCAGGTCTGAATGGGCGTACCATGTCAGGGCCGGAGGCGATCCACTTGCGCATCTGACCACCGAGATAACTGATCAGCTGAGAGTTACCCTCAGCATTGACCCACCCGCGACCGTCCTTGTAGTCAACCACTTCCACGTAGACAGCCTGACCACCGATCATCACGGTGATGGTGACATCAGCGGTGCCTTTCCAGTCTTCACGACCGAACATGCCGCCGGGGTCTGTCTTGGTTTCAGCCTGCACATCAATCACGCTGCCGGGGAACTGCGCCAGCAGTTCTTCCTTGCGACGGTTGATGTAGTTGATGCACATCCACACCCGGTCAATGCGATCCTGAGACACCAACCATCCTTCGGGCTTATCCTCATGATTGACACCGATGATTCGACCGTTGTAATAATCCGGCGTCACTTCTTCAATGAGGCACAGCTCCAGCAGCAGGTGTGAACCAGTGCCATCAATGGCGGCGTCGCCCGATACGTCAGGATACTGCGCCTCCTCACGCACTGACCCCGGACAATGAGGCCAACGGTGATTACTGGGACTCAATCGTGCGTGTGCCATCAGAGCGCCTTTACCGCTGCAACCACAGCATCATACTGTGACGCATCCAAGTCGCTGATGGATTGCACACCATGTTCACGCAATACGTTGTCGATTGGCTCACGGCTGCCCAGGCGCTTGAACTCTTCCACCAGGACTTCGTTCAGTTGCTGCGGGGTCATAGGGGCAGCAGCCGGAGCAGGGGCAGCAGGGGCAGCAGCCGGAGCAGGGGCAGCACGCTGTTCAACCAGTGCTTCAAGTGCAACCGCAATGCGTTCAAGGGTGTTTTCAATTGCCATTGTAGAATTCCTTCTGTTTTTCAGTGGGGGTGATCTTCAGACGACCTTCAAGCGATGCAGTGATAAACTCCCGAATCACGTCAGAATGACGCCGATTCAGTTGTTCTTCACAATAACGCTTGAAGGCTTCCGCCTGATCTTCGTCAATGCGTATGGTGATGAAGGTGTTCATGTGAGTCTCCGTTGAATGTGCTGTCAGTATAAAAGCACGTTGCACAATGTCAAACATTATTTGTATTTCGTACCACTTGGGTTAGACTGTACGAAATTGAACGGAGGTCACGATGGACGACATCAGAATTTACCACCCGGCAACCACACTGCCGACACCGGGTGTGCCGCTGAAGATCAAGCTGGATACAGGAGAGGTGATCGATGGGGTTCGACCGCGATACATCAGCAGCCGCAGTGATGATGATCTGGGGTATGAAACATCGGAAGGGGAAAAGATTCTCAGACCGTGTGCCTGGGCGATACGATAAAAAGAGCCGCCTTGCGGCGGCAACACCCCTGACAACTGAATAATAGGCAAACAACATGCCAGTATCAAATGAAGAATTCTTGAATGCAATTTTTGGTCAACACGCAACACACGCACACGTCACCTGTTTCAGTTACGACCCAGGCAACATTCCTGCCGATCAGCATCTGAAAGCATGGAAGGGTGACTACTTCAGCCGGTACTCACTGCAGCCGAACACCAACCAGTATTTCACCATCAGCACGTTTGCAGCCGATGAAAAGGGAGTAGCACGGCGCAGGAAAGCACTGTACCAGCGCACCCACTGCATCGTGCTGGATGACGTGAAGGAAAAGCTGGCGCTGGAACAGGCGCAAAAGCTACCCCGTCCCAGTTGGATTCTGGAAACATCACCGGGGTCTGAGCAGTGGGGTTACATCCTGACGCACCCGGCAACCGACCGGCACCGGGTGGAGAACCTGTTGGATGGTCTGGTGGCAAACGGATTGGCACCTGAAGGGCGTGACCCCGGTATGAAGGGCGTGACCCGCTATGTACGCCTGCCGGAAGGGGTTAATAACAAGGCGTCCAAGCTGGTCAATGGTGAAGCGTTCCAGTGCCGTCTGCTGTTGTGGGAACCGTTCAATACGGCAACACTGGAAGCCCTGGCACTGCCATTCGCGGTCAACCTGGATGCAGAGCGCCGTGAATCCCGTGTAGATGGTGCAGCTGATGTTGCCGGTCACCCGCTGCTCACCGTAGCCGATCTGGTGCGGATCAAGGAGGTGCGCAGTGATGGCCGGTTCGATATCACCTGTCCTTGGGTGGATGAGCACACAGGTGGCGATGACAGCGGTACTGCAGTGTTTACCAATGCTGACGGTAGCATCGGCTTCAAGTGTCACCATGGGGCCTGTCAGGAGCGCACGGGGCGTGATCTGCTGGCGCTGATTGAGCAACAAGAGCCGGGCTTCGGTGCCCGACTGACTCAGTGGAAAGCCATGCGTGTGCTGACAGATGTCAGTGACATTTCATTCATGGGTCAACCTGTCAGCAATGCTACAGTGACACCTGCTGCTGCGCCAGCAGACCCGCTCCAGCAGATATTCGATGCAGTGCGCCGGGAGCGTCACGACAGCCCGGAAGCGCGCCGGCTGGTCACTGAGTTGCTAAAGCTGGTGGACGATCTACCGGCGATTGATCAGATTGGCTGGCACAAGGACATCTGTCAGACCATGTACTGGAGCAAGCCGGAGTTCAAGGAGATTCTGAA